GACCTCTCGTAGTGCTTATACTCAACTGAACCTACATCAACATCAAACAACGTAGTGCCACCGCATGGACTTCCAGTCCACCAGTTGCGCCGCGTTGCGAGATGGTAGCTAAGTGACCTCGTACAACCAACGATTTCGAAGGGTTCAAACCCTAAGGTCTCGTCGATTTTACGAAGCACTCCGCGTAAATCAACAAACCAATCTACCACGAAAGAAAATGGTATTTTCTCCCATGCCAGACTAGCAGGTGACGACGCGAACCTCGACATAAAAGCATCCATACTAGCAAATAAACTAGTATGGTACTTAACGCGAGGTTTAACCACTAGAACGTAGCGTACTGAAGGAGGAGAGATGACTTGACCAAACGACTGCCGACGATCGATAATAACCGATCCGAAGTTGCCGATATAATCATTGCCATCTCCGAAGTTAGTCGATAAAGGCGCAGAAGCGCTATATCGATACTTCTCCCCTTTATGCCACCGTTCCATATCATCCCTCATGTGAGGCAAATAGCGATGAACGGACATCAAGTCTGAAAGAATCGGTGAAACACCGAACTTCCATGCAAGATATCCGCTACTCGCCGTACGAATGACCTTTCGTAGCTGACCCCAGTTATCCCTAATATTAGGGATACATGTTGCCAGTGATACGATACTAGGCCATATCTGATTTGCTTCAACGAGATTAAGCAAGCCATCGGCCTTAAGGCCTCTGGCTCGCTCAAATACGTCTTCTCTAAGACGTAACTCGTCGGAGTTTGATAAGGAACCAACAGCCCAGGTGGGCGGATTGCCACTTGTTGCCCCGGTATTCCAGGTCAACAAATGACTACAGAGGGCACGGGAATTTGAACCAGATAATCTGGCCATCTCCCCGTTCCAACTGGTCACGCCACCTACACCAGCGGTAACAGCTGACTTCGAGTAATACTCGTTCCGATTAAACCAGTATTTCATCTTTCGATGAATACAGGCATGCGGCTGGCCCTTACCAAGTGAATCTTGCATAGTCTGGATTTCTCCAGCCATATCAAGATCTACAGAATAAGGTCCAAAGTTAACTGGACTACCGATGGTGCCATCGCACATGGTATTAGTGCCAATACGGTCTCCCGTAGTGACACTAAGACGATCTGTGACTGTTGTTCTATTGCGTATTCTCATCTGAGATAAAAGATCC